ATGGAATCGAGGCATCCTTCTGCAACGTGTGGTGAGTACACACGGTTGAGGAATGTCACGTTCTCCTTGCCCAGTACGCGAATGTCGAGCTTCGCATCGTAACCCCAAAAGCCGGCTGCGGCGATGAAGTCACAACCTGGGTATGCGACTGTGATCGAGTCGTCCCCCAGGCCCCTGTAGCCCTTGAGCATCATCTGTTGTGATTGCTCGATGGTGTATTCGGCCTCGCGCAGCATCGTCCAGCAGGTCAAACCATTACCGAACATGTTCGCCGCGCCTGTAGCTCCCTTACCCGTTGGCCATTGCCAATCAAGGGTGATTGATGCTCCGTACACGGTCACTACGCGGATCTGCGATGTGCCGTCTGCTCCGAAGCGGTGGTAAATGCGCTTGATTAGCGGGTGTCCTTCTGAGGTGGTCAAAGCAAACATGTGGTTCAACCACATGATGAATGCTAGGTGCATCACTTTCTTTCGTGATCCGTCCATTCGACTGAAATCACCTTCCCAGATGATGCCCTGCCAATGCTTTGCCTCATAGCACACTGCACACACATTTTCGGCTATTTCACGGCCGTTCATTCCTCCACAGTAGAACAAAGTGAGCTCTAGCTGTTCTCCGGCTGCTGAGTTGAACACCGAACTCATCACCTTTTCGCTTGGGGCGTCGGTAATGATTGGTCGGGTGTCGTTCACGCGGGTGTACATCTCGCGTTTCATCATCAGGCGGTCTGGAACATCAAGATCGTGGTCTACCACTAATCCATCTGTGAGGATGATGCGCTGGGTCTTCCGGCTCTGTTTATCCCAGATCTCCTCGAAATCCACGGGGGTGGTCTTTCTGAAGAACACCCGGATGAACTCTTTGGCATATTGGTCATGCTTTGGAGTCCACTCGGGTGCCGGTGACTTGCGCTGGGGCATCTTCAATCGTTCATTGATCATGCTTTCGTCATTACCACGTGATACGAGTGGCGCGAAACTTGAGTGAATCAACGGATTGCAAAATGCTACCATGCCCGTCTTCGCCGTATCGACCCAGTCTTTAGCTGGCAGGAATTCGAAATGGCGGACGCGTGGTGGGGGCAGGGGCTGGGCGATCACCCGAACATTGCCGTGGATAACATCCAAATGCTTCACGAGCACGGCAAGTTTGGTGGCGAACGCTTTCGCCTCTGCGGTGGGTTCCACCTGGCCAGTCAATCGGGCCACGGTGGATGAGGTGATCATGGATCCAAGCCTCATGGCATCTATCACGGTCTCTAGTTCACGGATCGGACAATTCACGCTCGTGAGATCGTCCGCCAGTGCGAGGGAAACCATGACGGTGTCCTCAACATGGTGGTTGAGGGCGACCACTGTTAGCGGTTCGGCGTCCTTGGGTTTGACGGTGGTTGCGAACTGCATACGCTTCAAGTGGTCGGTTTCTAGCGGTGGGAATACTAATGCGCTGGCTCCATGTACTGTGAGAGGAGTCAGTGCAACTAGCACGTGGTAGTCGTCCTGGCGTCGCATCTGCACGTTGAACGTGACAGTGCGCAGGGGCAGTTCCAATCTTTTGAGAAAACTACCCAACACACGAGGGCCATAGTACCTGACTGTCAATGTGTCGACGTTGTAATTCCACAGCTGGTGTTGAAATCCCTTAGCTCCATTAATGTCCGTGACTATCTCATCTTGTGCATTGAAGCGCCATTTGATGTCACCCTCAGTGTTGCACACTTTGGTTGGGTTAACGGTGTAAATGACGGCGAGCCGCGCATGGTACGCTAGCTCTGCTTCCATGTCCATGTAGAAGTCAGTATCAACATACGTTAGGACGTGGTTTGGTTCGATTGGATCGTTCCAAGGCTGCACAAGGAGATCTTTCACCCAATAGTACGCGCGACTACCGGCTTGCGCTCGGCGTTGGTTGGTGCGTGACATTTGGACAAAATAGGGCTCCAGCCCCAGTGGTCGTAGGATGGCTGAGATCCAGTTGTTTGCGACTGATCTGCTGCCTGCGGCCTGGCCATGTTCGTGGCCTGAGGTTGGTTTGGCTTCCGGGAGGTGGGCACTCCTGAAAGTTTCTCGGACTTCGTAAATGTCAGCTGGGACACGGCACCAGTGATGGTACCATGTTCTGACGTACGACTCTTCTGCTATTAGTGTGATCGCAAGGAATGCAATCAAACACCAAAGTAACAAATGAGGTGTCCAAGAGGGTGGTGGGGGGGGTCTTATGGGCTCTGCTGCGCGCCACCATGACACACCTACGCTCACGACCGTGTCGCCTTCTGTAGGGCCAGCCACCCATGGGTAGGGCAGCCAGATCAGTGGCAACACAGCAGTGGCTACTGTGTGTTCAATGGGTTGTACGGCATCGGACATCATCTTGTCGGACCACAAACATAACAATGTTGTGGCTATGGTCAACACCATGACGGACCAGTTCGGCCATCTACGGTAGTTGCCATACACGCGCAAGGTGGTTAGATATCCAACCAGGTTGACGTAGAGAGGGGTTGTTTGCCCGTCCCACACCAATAGCTTGATTGCCAAGCTTAGCAATAGTAAATACTGGAAATGTAACCAGAGTTTGATGGTCTCGAAGGTAAACATTC